TGGGTTACTTTGAATCATTTGGTCAAGTTAAAGTTCTGGCGGCGGCATTTTTTAAAGCCTTGGTTTTACTCCTGTGAGTTTTGCTAAAGGTGTTAAGGATGTTGCTGCGGAAATGTTTGGTTGGCCACGACATTTGTTGGAAGGTGACACAGAACAATCTAGACAATGGCGTGAAAAACCAGACAAGTTTTGGACAGAAGAATTTCGGCGTGAGTTTACACCAAGACTAGCGTTGCAACTAATGGGCACAGAAGTTGGTCGTGATGTTTTTCACCAAGATTTTTGGGTAATTAAACTCAAAAATTAAGGACATGCAAAAAAAGCCAAATGAAAACTAGGTAAGAACTGATGTACGTTTTCAAAATGAAATCGAATTTGTTCATCAACAAAGAGGTATCTTGATTGAGATACAACGTGGAATAACTCCTCACTGGTATGAAATTGCTGTCAAGGCAAACCGAGGAGATCATAAAGCGGAAGAATTTATGTTGCAAAAATCTGGCATACATGAATCTGAATGGCGTTGGATTGGTGGTTTTATTGACCATCGCATCGACAATTCAGGAACATTAGAAGATTTGAAAAATAAAATGATTAAATGCTTGACAACCTCTTATGGTTCAGGTATAATGAGTGAATTGAAACAAGGAGTATCGTAATGAAATTATCTAATGAGACCTTAACGGTTCTTAAAAACTTTGCCAACATTAATCCTGGTATTGAGTTTAAGACTGGTAAGAAATTAACAACTATTTCTGCAACAAAGACTGTACTGGCCAAGGCCGGAGTTAAAGATGAATTCCCACAGGACTTCTGTATCTATGATTTAAACCAGTTTCTATCCGTACAATCATTATATAAAGATGGTGAAATTGATTTTGATGATAAACATGTTATCTTCAAAGTTGGTCGTAAGAAATTAAACTATCGTAAGACAGCAAAGAGTATGATTGTAACTCCACCAGATAAAGAATTGGCTTTGCCTTCTGTCGATGTGTCATTCACATTAAAAGAAGAAGAACTTGCTTCTATACTAAAGACAGCAAGTATTCTACAATCACCTAACATTGGTATCATGTCTGATGGTGAAAAGATTTCTATTACAACCTGTGATGCAAAAGATAATTCTGCACATACAGACTCAACAGAGATTGCTGATGGTAATGGTAAGAGATTTAAAGCTTTGTTTTTGACAGAGAATTTTAAAATGATTTCTGGTTCTTATGAAGTACAAATCTCATCTAAAGGTTTGTCTTACTTTAAGAACACTAAAGAAGATATGGAATACTGGATTGCCATCGAAGCAAAAGAATCCGATTTAAGTTTTGGAGAATAATATGATTTGGATTACAGAAGTGGGTAGTGGAAATAAAATTGCAATTAACCCAACATACGTTGTGGCAGTGTTTACAATTTCTGACGGTGAACAAAAAGGTAAAACAGCAATCAACTTAACCAATGGAAATGTTGTTGTTGAAGAATCTGATTATGATGTTATCGGAATGATAGGTGCAAAATGACTAAGGTGAATACATTATTTGGTTCTTTTGATGAAGACCAATTGAAGAAACTTAAAGGTTATGTTGATGAGATCGTATTGCATATGCATCGCAATCAATCTAATGGTGAAGCAATTAAAGACATTGTGGATATTACCAATGACGAGTTGAAAATCCCTAAGAAGATTGTCAAACGTATGGCAAAAACACAATTTAAAAATTCATTTCAAACAGAGGTTGCAGAATCTAAAGAGTTTGAAGCACTATTTGAGAGTATGAATGAGGTGAAATAATGGGTGAAATGAAAACGTGGACAGATAAATCTGAATACATTGCTGTCTTAAAGAAAGAGATTCAGGTTTTAAAAACTAAATTTGATCCAAATCAAGAAGGTACTGGCCACTTTAATACAGCAATTTCTGTATTAGAAGAGCGAGTCAAAGAATTGGAAAAAGATTTGAACTGGCCTTTCCCAAATGCAACAGATTGAAATTCAGTTTTTTTGGCCTCTAATTGACCAAACTAAATTAGACTTGGATTTTACTCCAAGTGAACAATGGATTGCAGACTGGCGAAACAAACAATGGAGTCCTGTTACCAATGAAAGTTACTTAATTAGTAGTGGTGGTATAGGCTCAGTATCATATGCACAACCATCAACATCTGAGTTTGTTATAAGACCTAGTGAAAAGAATGTTGGCAAGTGGGAAATCACAAGCGGAATGTTTGTGTATAGACCCACTAAGCCAAATGCAGTCGTAAGATTTTTTGCCAAGTTACTGCTTGGCTTTAAATGGCACGATGAAATCCAATCGTAAAAAACTGGATGTATAAACGAGATATTGATTTATCTCACTTTTTAAACTTTATTAATTTTAAAGGAAAACAAAATGCAATTTAACGAAGCAGCCGGACGCTTGGCGTCATTACATTATCATGTATACGAATTACACAGCCTTTTAGAAATAGGCAAATCTGTAGACAATTTGAAAAAAACAACATTAGATAAAATTCAACTACCAAAACAATATGATAGTTCGAATAATAATCTTGTTAAACTACAAGAATTGAAAGTTGATATTGCATATCAACGCAAGATGAGGTTAAAAAAACTTGTTGACAAATTGAAAAAAGAAGGTGGTTTTAACAAAGAAACTGCCGGACACATTGATATTGCTGTTCGACCTGACGGAACAAAATTTATTTGGGATGGTTTTCGAAGAGCTTTTATGGCAGGCCTTGTTGGACTGGAGCAAATTCCAGCATCAATCTATTATCATCCAGCTAATCGAACAATAAAACAGTGTCGTGAATATGAAGCAAAGATGTTCAAAACACGAAATGCTGAAACTGAATCTATGAAGGCCGAAGAAATTTTCCGTTCAGAGATTATGTACAGAGATAAATCAGCGTTAAACTTTTTGGATTTTCTCGTTGAATGTAAATTGGATGTTGAAGAACTTAATCCAGGAAACAAAACTCTTGGTGGTTTCGTACAATTACAAAACGTTTGGAAAAACAACCATATTTCACATGATAATTTAATCATTGCATCCGATATCATTCAGTCTACTTGGTCATCCGATCCTACAGTGTCCGGTTATCTGTTATGTGGACTAGGAAAATTTTTAGATATAAATGATGAAATTGATTATAGTATTGATTTAGAAACTATTCAGGAATGTTTTCATGAATATGTGAATGTCAATCCACCGAAGAAACAAGATTCACTAACTGGTCGTAGATTAAACAAAGCACCAAATACCTCAATTGCATATTACATTGCTTTATATGTTATTGGTATGGATGATGAAACACTAGGTCAATTTGTTCCTTTGCTTGGTATGGATAATGATGAACTTGAAATGGTTGAAGAAGTGTAATTGAACTTGACATGGCCTTCGGGCCATGTTATAATTTTATTTTATATTATGGAGTATTTGAATGTCACACATTTTATGGGTCGAGAAGTACCGTCCTAAAACCATTGAAGATTGTATTCTTCCTGATGGTATCAAAGCAACATTCCAGGAGTATGTGAACCGCAAAGAGATTCCTAATCTTTTATTGGCGGGCTCTGCTGGTGTTGGTAAAACTACAATTGCAAAGGCTCTCTGTGAAGAAGTCGGTTGTGATTACATTATGATTAACGGTTCAGATGAATCGGGTATCGATGTTCTACGGAACAAAATCAAAAATTATGCATCATCCATGTCCCTGTCAGGCGGCCGCAAGGTTGTCATCATTGACGAAGCGGACTATCTAAATCCAAATTCAACTCACCCTGCCATGCGTGGTGCGATTGAGGAGTTCTCATCCAACT